CACTCCTTTCAAATCTTCTTGAAGAATTTTCTCATCGTTTGATTTAATGTCCTCTCCATTTTCTTTTCTGATGCTTCCCAGAAACCCTTTCTACCAAGGGTAGGTCTTGCCGGATAGCCATTTTTAGATGTAAAAGGTATTCCGCTATTAGCGAGTTTTAAAACCTGTTCCATATTTGGATATGAGCCAGTGGTGTACTGGTGATTCAAGTCCAAATATGCTTCAAATGAAACCGAATTGCCAACGGATGTTAGTGCCGTCGTTCTTGGTGTATCGCCCAAAGCACCGGTTCGTTCATATGATTTAGGTTTTCCTTTCGTGTAAAACTTTCCAGTTTCACCATACATATCTGCCAACATTTTCTCCGAAGCAACATTCATTGCCTTTCTCAATTCTTTCATTAACATTGCATTAAGTTGAGACATATTATTGGCAGCCATTTCAATTCACCTTATTCCTTGCTTGCAATATCCTTAATTCTTTGAGATTTGCCGTAAGCCTCTACAAAAGCATCAGCACCGATATTGCCTTTTGCGATGTTATCAGCAATTTCGGTGAATTTCTGAATAGCATCTCCTGACAAAATAGGACTCATCTTTTCCATAACGCTGTTAATCACAGTTTTAAGGGTATTAGCCATACTGTTGAATGAATCTTTCTTTGTGTTTACAATTTCCATAGCCTCTGCGTAGGCATTTGCAAAGTCAAGTCTCATCTTTCCGTCGCCCTTAATGGCTTCGTTGAATTCATTGATGAATTCCTCATCTTCAACAAGCACATCCATCATAAGAGCATCCTCAAAGTCGTGAGGTAAGTCAAACTTGCTTTCAACAACGCATTCGTTATAGAACAAACGCATTACATTTAATCTTCCGATATGAGGCTGATAATCGCCAGTCTCGGAATCAAAAAACTCGCCAACGATACCATTGACCAAAGAAACATAGTCAACAACACTAAAATCTTTCTTAATAACCATATATTTGTTTCCTCCAGAAATCTTAATAATAACGATAAAACTATTTTTTTATTGACATCAGGAACTCATCAACACCATATCTATAATGAGTGCGAATCTTGTCCTGACCAATTACTACATAATTGATTTTGTGACTGTTCAAATCATCAAAATTAAAACTTTTCTTTGTAACCGCATCCATCAACTTGTTAAATTCATCTATATCAATGAATACAGTCTTTTCTATTGCTCGGAATTCAATTATAAATCCACAAGTAATACCATCATATTTGTTCCACTCATTTAGTCCTTTAATTTGATGGTAATGTATATCTCTATTCTCATCTTTGTTCCTCTCAAAAGATATAGATTTACCCGCTACTGTTTTCATTTCGAGCGCAAATAATATATGTCTTTTAGAATCCCATAACAAAAAATCGAAAGGATTTTTTCTGCTAAAACGCAGATTGTTGCTATGACTAAATGATTGTGCTGCATCAGGCAATCTATATAATAAAGCATAGTCCGGCACTGATTTTTTGAAATCTAATTCAAAACTTTTTCCTTTATTCATTGACGAACTCCCAATGTAAACCACCGGCAGTTTTATATTTTCCGTGCAAACAGGAAGATAGGGAAGATTTACAAATATTCAATTTCTCATAGATTTCGCTTGGACTTTCAAAAATCTCATTTGTCTCAATACATCTAATTGGCAAACTACATTTCTCTTTTTTTAGTTTTGGGATAATTTCTTCGTTTGATTTTGAGGATAAATTATCTCTCAAATATGTAGAATAGAACATCCAAAACAAACCATTGCCTTGTTCATCCGTTCCTGCTCTTGGTCTTGTTCCGTTGCAACAACTTGAAATATGACCAATTTGAGTATTTGTTAGTTTAGATGCTTCTGTCAACGATTTATATACTTTGCGATTATTTATGCAAATAACAGCAACACTTTCTGCATCACTCATTCGCTGTATTGTTTCACGAGACCTTTTTAATCCAGTTTGAGCCTTTGTCCTGTTTTCAAGCCACTGTACCGATAGTTTTCTTCCTGTAAAAAGTTTTGATAATTTTTGTTTTGTTTCTTCGCTATGCTTTAACCCCTTATGAGCATCACTAATTTTCTTCTTTGTTTCCTCGGTATGCCGCCCTGATGCACAGCCACCATTTCCAAGGTTGTAACCAATGTTTTGATTTGTTAGGTTGTATTTAGAAATCAATTCGACTTCCATATTTTCCGCTTCTGACTTACTCAACTTTTCAGCAACAATAATATGCTCAAAGTTGTCCCAACCATATTTCTGTATGGCACGATTAAAATGAGGATTAAAAGAATATCCGTGACCATTTAACCATCTTTTCTTTGGGTCTTGGCACGTAATTCCTACATACATTTTTCCATCAAATTTATTCTTGTGCATATAGACGGTATAATCACAAGGTTCAATATTCAAATCACATTGATTCCTCATAATATACATCCTTTATTGTGGTTTATTTGCCAACCATTTCTTATATACAAAGTTGGTTTCAGACTTTAAGAACCAAGCAGCAATCTTTCCGGGCTTGGTCTCATTCTCATATACAAACTTTGGCTGACAACCATTTTTGGTATAGAATATAATTTGAGCAAGGTTGTCAATAGCAACCAAGCACTCTCGCCCATAACATTCAATACATTCTTCGAGCGAGTTAAATGTAATCTTTTTCATTCTTCTTTCTCCAATCGTTGTCAAATTTAAAAACGCAAAAGAAAAGGGGAAGATACCCCTAATACATAAAATTGTGGAGTATTTTCCCCTTATATAAAACTATAAAAATACAATACAACTTTACGCATCTTCATTATCTTCAATAGCAGTGTCTAACTCTTTTGCGACTTCTTCAACAGTTGTTTTCTTATTGGTGCGTTTCTTATCATTCACCGAAGCACCTTTCGGTTTATAATTCTTGTCAACAACAGAATATTTGCCGTCCTCACAAGCAACAAAAATTGTTTTTGCTTCTCTATGAATGGCAGGAAGTTGAACATCAACATCGCCATATCTAACGACAGTAACAACTTCGTTGTTGAGTTTAACTAAACATTCTTTAACCATATAAATCTCCAATCAAGAAAAATAAAGGGTAGGTGCGATTTTTCACACACCTACCCCAATTATTTTTAATTACTCGGCATCCTCGCTCAACTCAATGAAGTCGAGAACGTTGCCGTCCTTGTCCTCCATCAAATCGAAAGTAGCCGTTACAGAAGCGGGGTCGCCTTCAGAACTGAAAGACAACTCAAAGTTACGCTGGATTGTAGCCTTGTAAGCAGTAATCTTGAAAGGTGTCAACAGACCATTCTCATCCTTGTCAACAGTAGACATAGTGATGAAGTAGTCCTTGGGAACTTTCTTGTTGTTGAAAGTAATCTTCTTAACACCAGTGCGGTTGATAACATAACCAACTGTGTACTTTGTACCCACAGCGATGTCACCGGCAGTAGTAGCAGTGAACTTACCTTCAGCGAATGTACCCTCGATAAGAGTAGACTCGTCACCGAAAGAATCAGCAGGGTAAGCAAACACAGTACCGGCAGTGATAGTACCACTCTGGGGAACAGTCAAAGCAAGTTCACCGGCAGTCTCACAAGCAACAGTCTGGCTATCTGCATACATAGCAGTAGTGTCGATTGTACCATCAGAGAACAAAGAGAAGAACTTGAAAGGATAAACCTGTGCCTCAACAGAAAGAGTACCCTCTAACGGATTGGTAAAGGCAATTCTACGAGAACCCTTTGCCATAGCATACACGCTATCGCTGGAAAGACCAGCAGTTGTAGTATTAGCAGTGTCGAACTTCAAGAAAGGCATCATTGTTTTGAGGTCGTTAATCTGAAGGTCACACACTTGTCTATTAGCCTTATTTACATCTGGCATAATCTATTTCCTCCTTGTAATAAAATAAGCCAGCCGACAGGCTGACTTTATTTCTTGTCATAATTATTCTTATACCAAAGCGAGACATCGAAAGTTTTCTTTTCGTCTCCCCAAACTGAAACTCTCGTGGAATCAATGTCATACATTGAATTTGCTTGTGTTCGATTGAACGCATCCAAGAGTTGAAATATGGTTAAATCCCATATATTCACATAGTTTAGAGAGGGATGTTTGTTTGCAAGAGAAGAAATGATATTTGGAATTGTTAAATTCAAATCCGATTTCTTGGTTTCTTGCTCTTTCTTTTTCGCTTTAAGCATCTTTTCCATCAGTTTTCTCGCAAGGTTGTTTTTAAACTTCATATCATCCAATGATTCTTCCTCATTGTAGATACAACAGATTTGTTGAAGTAAACTCATTACTTTCGAGAAATTGTCTTTTGCTATTGCCCCTCGAACCTGTTCTCTTTTGATTTTTTCGGGGTTAGCAACTTCGTCTTTTAGCAATATAAAAAAGCCCTCTTGATAAATGACGGTCTCAACAAAAAAGAAGTTAAAAATTTCGACATATGTACTTCTGATTTTGTCATCTTCTTCAATAATGTTGTAGATAGTGATTTTGTCTCGTTCTTCTTCTGTTAGAGAATCCCAGAATGCCTCACCGTCATTTTCTTTTCGTAATTTGGTATAATATATTTCAGGCGACAACTTCAAGAAAAACTCATAAAAACTAAATCTGTCAAATGTAATTTGAGATATTTCTTTCAGTGTTGGTTTTCTTAATGTACCAATAGACAGTGTAATAGGAACAGGGCTTAATTGCGTTCCATAATCTAATCGCATTTAGCGAAAGTCGGGGACATTAAATATCATAACGACCCCATAGAATCTTGTTGCATTGTATAAGTCCACACTGTCAAGGGACAATTTTCCAATGCCGAAACTATTTGCTACTTCTTCATCATTGATAAGACAATCCTCAATCATTTGAGAGAGAATGTCCGCACGATTTCCGAAGTAACCCTCTTTGACATAATCATCAAGAATGTCTCTATGACAAATAGCATAGAGGACAACCTGACAATCCTTAATCTGCGCTGCCAAGTCGGGCAACCGAACATCATAGAAAATAAAAGAATCGGTTTCTTCAATAGTATCATCTATAAACAAATGAGATTTAACGTGTTTTCTAAATGATTTCTGCTTATCACTTGTACTCATTCCGCTCGTGTCACCTAAAAGCAGGTCTCTAATATCCGCACTCTTATAGAGAGCAGAAGTGATTTCCTGCTTGAATTTTCCACGTTCTGCGGTAGTTTTCTTTCTCGTAGTCATTCAATCAACCCTCCTCATCATTAAATAAATGCTTTAATTGTAACGATGAGAGTGGTTTTTTCATAACCATCAGCACATAATGATAACTCAAAAGATTTATTGATAAGTTTGTCATCATCGACTGAAATGCTAATTGAATTTTCAACATATTCAATATTTAAACTATCTTCAAAGTCACAGTTAATTTCCCATTGTGGTAATGTATTTGTTGCGTTTCCGTCTGAATCATAGAATTTAGCATAGAACACCGTAGGCTCTAAACCGCAATAAACATCCGGCTCGTCACATTCAATAGCACACGATAAAACTGCTGTTTTATTATCGGGATTTGGGGTATCGCATAACCAATAACCCTTTCCATCGACAACATAATAACCGTCCGATTCGTGTTGCTCATCTTGATAAGCCATAAATTCAGAGTGACCGCTATCCTGATAGTCGTAAATCACATTATCCATACGAGTCAACTCGTAGGTAATAAGTTGTTTTGATGTATCAATGGTTACATCCTCTCCGAAATTCTTTTCGTAGATTTTACAACGCCTATCAATAATAAAACGCTGCTTATGTTTGATAAGCAAGCATTCGTCATCATCGGGAGTTAAAATCATAAGTTGGTCGCTTCGTACAAAATAGAATTTGTTGCTCGTTTCACCGTTGTTATACTGTGAAGCAGATGAAGCGTTGACCCATCTTTGAATAATATCTCCGTTTTCATTTTTCCAAGTTAATAAATGGTTGCAGAGTACCAAAACTGCCTTTTCGTACATACCGTTGTCATCGACCAATCCTACGATAAGCCAATAACGTTCTTTGTAATATACATATTGTCCGGCTTTACAAGTGCCGATTGGTGCTAACACCATTCTTTGCATTGATTTTAATTTGGTATCTTGCACATTTCCTTGAACAATAACTCTTGCTTTTGTTCTTTTTGATAAGTCGTAATTACATATTTCAACATCTTTGCCAAGAGATGAAGCAAGTGCTTCACCGAAAGCATCCGTTGCGAAGTTATCAAAACTATCGCTTTCAAATCCACTAACTGTATCGGAATTAGTGTTCATTAAGTACCATTCTTTCGCCATAGTATCACCGCCTTATGAATAAGCGGATGGCTTTTGATTTGATACCATTAGGTTGCTCTGGGTGTCACAGTATTCCAGTTCATTTTTGGCAGCCGTTTTGTTATGTCCTGCACCATCAATACTTATATCTTTTCCAACTATTGATATTTGCTTATTGACCTTTGACCATTGGCGTTCCTGATAGAACTGCTTAATAAATGCAGCAAGCGTATCAATAACATATTGGTCAAGTTTACAATCGAATTCCATCTTTTCAGCATCGAAATTCAATGTGTCAAGTTCGACAGAATATCTGGCAACTGCCTTTTTCAGCCAAAGTAATTCAAGGGCTTCTGGAAGTACAACTTTATCTTCAAAAGATGATTCAAAACTATCAAAAACCTCTTGTGCTGTTGTATTCATCATAAGCACCTTCTTTCTTGGTTTTCAAAAATTATAATTTGTAGCCTGTATATTCAGAAGCAAACACCATTTTGGCGTAATCGTTCAATCGAAGTTTCTTGATTGTTTCGATTAAGGCATATTTCTCTGCTCTTGTGCGAATATATTTGGGAAGTGCGGCTTCATACTTTGACTGACTCATATTAAACAAGTCTTTCACCAACTGCTCGGTAAACACCTTCTGTGGCTTACCTTCTTCCTCAAATCCAAGTAACCTACGGGTTGCAACGTCATCAATATAAACCGTTGCGTGGCTTCCAGCGGTGTCAGTACCGGTGAAAAGTTTGTTACTATTGTTGACCTGTGCAATCACTTCGTTACGTGACAATCTCTGCTGACCATTGGCAACAATAATAATATCACCAAAGCCATCGTGCAATCTTGAAAAAGTTACATCCCAACCAGCAAGATTCTTAACAGTCACTTTCGCATCAAGGTTTAAATTTTCCTCAATAACAGTTACATCCTGATTTTGAGTGTCATTCACAGTAGTAGTCTGTGTGTTTCTTTCTTCTGCCATATTTCAATACCTCGTTTCAATTATCATTAAGTTTGGTTTCAACTAATTTTATGTTTAATCTCATTATAGAGTTTAATTATTTCGTCTAAACGCTCGGACTTGCGGAATACCCAATATCTATTCTTGCTTGAAGAATTGATTTTTGAGATATAGCATCGCTCACCAAAAGCGGATAAAAAATGAAATAAGCGCAAAGAATAGCAATAAAAATTTACATTGTTGTTTTCCATTTGATTTCTCCTGCGTTATTCAATATTTGGCATAAATTAAAAAGGGTGGCACTCCGAATGGAATGCCACGCCTTAATTATTTATTTAGTTTTGGAGATTAGTCCAAGCCACCCAAATTGGTATCGTAAATAGTACCAATTCTGTGTTCCTGACCCTTTGCAACGTCGCAGCCAACTTCAAGGTCGAAGCGAGTTTCAATCTTACCAGTCTTAACATTGTTACCAGTGAAAGAGGTAAGACCGCCACGAGTGTAAGTAGCAATAGGAGACTTCACGCCAGCAGGAATAACAAAGCCAAGACCGATAGGAAGCAGAGTCTCGAAGTTGTTGCCAGCATCGTTCATCTCATACTCATTGTAAGGGTTAGGCATTTCCTTCAGAATAGCACCATTATACGCAGACAAGATGCCATCCTGTGCAATCTCATTCATAGCCTTTTCAGAGATGCCGGTAATTGTGCTTGCACCAACAGTGCCAACATAACCAGCCCAAGGAGTGAACTGTGAAATCAAAGCGTAGTCACCAACGATAGTAGGTCTACCGTTTCTACGAACATTGTTGATAACAGCATCAACACCCTGCTTGGTCAAACCAGCAGCCTCAATAGTGTACTTAACGCCAGTAGCGTTATTGATAGCATCGTAAACCTTTTTCACGATGGCGAGAATAGCACGGTTACGGATGTCAGTCTTAACAAGTGCAAGACCCTCATTTTCCTTGCTCATATCGCCAAGGGCAACTCTACGGTAGTCAACAGCATAACCACCAGAAACGGTGAATGTGCCAACAGGGTAGGTCTCCTTAACAGTCTGTGGGAACACAACGTCGCCGCCGGCAGCCTGTGTGCGAGAACGCTCACCAACGTGCTTGTAAACTTCACGCTCGATAGTCTCATCGTAGCCAACATTCTTGTAAGAACCAAAGATGCCGAGCAACTTGATTTCTTCCATAACAGGAGTTTCAATAACGAAACGTCTTAAAGTGTTCAATTCGGCAACAGCAGTAAAGTCGCCATTTTCGGCACGGCTGCCAAGGTCTTTAATGTAAGTAACAGCGGCATCAGCCTTTGCACCGAATTTAGAAAGTTCCTGACCATTAACCATTGCAGAGAACACTTCTACAACGGGAGAAGTCTTTGTGAACTTACCGTCAAACAAATCCGCATCCTTGCGAAGATTGTTAAGTTCGTATGTCATATTCATAATATTCATTCGTCCTTTCTACAAAATTTGATTAGGCTACGCAAACTCTTGCCTTAATAGCCTTTTCAGTAAGAGTGCATTTGTCAGTAACAACGAAGTACACGCCAGAAGCAGGTGCTTCGCCAACAGCCAACTTGCCGTCCTCGCCAACCACCAAAACGGTGTCCTTGACAGAGTAAGTAGCGTATTCGCCAGTTACGTGCTTGCCGTCGATAACAAGTTTCTGACCATCCCAAGCCCTAACA